CTTTCTTTGCCTGAACTTCTAAATGCTGCACGAACTTAGCTTGCTGCTCTTGCGTTTGTGATGCAGTCAATGAGCTATTTTCAGTCTCTAGCGCTGAAAATACGCTCTGTAATTCTGCTTTACGCGCTTCATAGTCCATAAGTAGCGCTGAATATTCGCCCGGTCTTTCTGCACGCAGCTTGTTCCAATCAATAGAGTTGTACTCTTCGAGAAACTTATCAGCAAGTATTTCTGTAAGTTTATTTACGTTTTGGAGTTTTTTGGTGTACTCTGTAGTAACAACTTCTTTTACTTGCTCTAACTGTTTACGCTCTTCGGCTAATTGCTGTGCACGCTGCGTGTTAGCCTTGCTAAATTGGTAGCCATTTTTTAGCTCTGGCAGTGATATTTGCTCATCACCAACTTTAATAGCTTTAAAGTTACCTTCTTCATCTAGTACAATATCGTCATCACTGACGCCTAAAGCACTAGCCCAAGATACGTCAATATCTTGCTCTTCCCGGTCTTGCTCTACTTCTTCGGAATCATTGGAATCAACGAGCGGACTTTCGTCATCGTTAGCATCATCATTCTCAAAGCCTTCGTCCAGACCACCGACTAAAAGATCGGTAATTTGATCGAGTTCACTAACTGGCGCAGCTTGTTCTTGCCGTTGGCCTTGGTTAACTTCACTCATTTGTTTTCTCCAAAATAGTCTCTGCCATTCTACCAGTGTCGATGTCGCTTAGCACCGATCTTTCAAGACTGCGAATGGCAGTCAGTAAACCCTTTAAGGTTATAAGGGTATCAGTATCAGACACGCTGCAAGACTCTATGCTGCTATAGATGCTAGCTACAACGTTATCTATATGCTCTTTTATGTACAAGTCATACGCCTGCCTAGCACGACGGGCACGCTGTATTTCAGCAGGCAGTCTTTCGGCCTCATACTCAGTAATTTGCATCTATATCACCGACATTTTGATTAAAGTTGTCGTTCTGTTCAGATTTATTTTTTGCTTCTAACTCAGTCAATTTAATTGCAGTATCTAAAACTAGCTTATCATAGTTGTACTGCATTTTTTCGTCTGCTTCAGTAGAAGCAATACCAGTTTTAAACTGCTCAAGCTGCTGTTGCAGCTCAGCTATTTTAGCGTTAGCCTCTACTTTGGCAGACTCTAGTCTATGTTTAAGAAAATCTGCTTCAGCTTTGTAATCAGTGGCTTTCATTTGAGCTTTTGCAGCTAATATAGCAGATTCGGCAATTTTAGCTTCAGCCTGCAGTTGCTGAATAGTCATTTCTTCTTGCTTTTGCTGCGCCTGTTTTGACTGCTCAGCAACTTGTCTTTGGCGTTCCATGCCGGCTTTAGATGACGGGTCTATAAAATACCTACTAGCACCGTTTAGTCCAGCAATCTTAGCCATATCATCTAGCGTATTATAGATGTTTGGCTGATCTACAAGTACTTGCTGAGGATTTTGTATAGCTTGAGTTTGAAAGTCTAAAATACCTTGCAGGGCAGCAAGTTTTTTACCATTATCACCAGTGCCAGTGCCAACTTTCACAGTGCAACGCCTTTTAGTTACCCACTGTTGTGGAGCTATTTGTATCCATTCACCGCGAAATTCATAGTCTTGTACAGCGTCAAAATGCTTTAGCGCCAGCTCTCTAATTTTGTACATTAATGGCTTAATGCCAGTTTCTGCAATAGTACGTATAATAAGACCTACTAAAGCTTCTTTTGCATTAAGAAGCCTATCCACGCCTTCTGAACCTACACGGTCACCGATTGCGACAGGTGAAGCGTTACCGTCAGATTGCACGCCTGATCGCCCAGCCCTAACTTCGTCAAGGTATCGCATCATATCAAATGCTACGTTTGACACTTGAGGCGTCTCTAATGGCATAATAGCGTCTTGGCGCTTTACTCTGATTATGCCGCCAGGACGAGAGACTAATAAATCGTCTAAGTTAACTTGGCCATCAATAATGACGTTGCGTTGATTATTTTGCAAATACATATTATCTAGTATATTACGCCAGATAGCTGTTTTATGGTCTTGTATTTGCTTTAGCCTGTCAGTAATAGACAAACCTTGGAATTTATGCGGCATTATAATGGGTGTAGTAGACACCCAAGGCATTGCCTCTAATGGTTCTTTAGAAAGTATAACGCTTGGCTCGTCAGTAGAGCCTGCACACGTAATTTTCATTAGCGTAGCAATACCATCATCGTCATGGTCTAGCATCATGCAGCACTCATGCTTTTGCACGTACTTTTGTGATTCATCAGCACTTTGCGCCAATGCATCAGTGTTATTTTCGTGCATCATGGCCCAACGATAGTCTCTACGATAGCTGTGATAACCTGGCAAAGATTCTAGCAGCTTTTCTGTATAGCCTTCTTGGACCAAATCAGACATTGGCACAGTTACAACGTGTGCAGTAAATCTTGCTTTATCTAAGCTGACAGAGTTATGTTGTGCATTTACCCTAAACTCTTCTAATGGCACAGAGTCAATAACTATCTTGCTGCATTCTTTTTTATACGCTACATCAACATCAAATAGTTGACCAAACGTTGGGTCAATGTATTCTACTATACTTGTAAGTTCTGCATCGTTACGACCTAAAAGCACGTTAAGTGCTTCTGGTGAAATACCAGAATATGACTCAGTCACTGCCTCAGTTACTTTTTCATAATACACCTTAAGTACGCCATTGCGCTGCATTAAAGCGTCTTTTACTAGCTCGTATATGAGTATAAAGCCGTCGTTGTCTTTCATTAAGACATCATAACAAAACTGACTTTCTAGCTCTGCTTGCCTAGTATCGTTAGGACCTATTGGGTCAAACTTGACAATCTCGTTGACTTGAGTAAATGACTCCATTATTTGGGGCATAATCCACTCTATGGCATCGGCCACATCAGTAGACGTCACAGATGATCTACCTTCAACTTCTGTTCCATTAGGTAAACCCATGTAGTAATGCATGGACTCTTCTAATTGGCCATAACCTTGGTCAGTAGCAGAGTAATTAGCGCTTGCCAGCTCTGAAGCTACAATAGCTAATATTTCTTCGTCTGTCAATGGTTCTTGCTTTTTACTCATAATATAGTCGCATTTTTTCTGCTTGCCATGAACGCTGAGCCTGTACCAGTACCTGTGCCAGTAGCAGTAAAGTTGATACCAACAGTGTTACTTGCTGCGCCAATTAATGTAAAATCAGTAGTACCTATACTAGCAATGACGTATTTTGTACCTGCTACAAATTTACCTGCAGGAGTGCGCACTTTTTTAGGTCTTTCTAGCTTCATTTTTCGCCCCATGAATAGTGGTTACCATCACCAAACCGTCCACCCCATGTGCCGCCTTGAGCTTCCCACCATTCACCAAGCTGTTTGTGAGCTTCTGTGCCTTCCAAGTATTTACCGTCTTTAAATAGGTTTAAATCAATAGCCAGTCGTAGCTTATGAAATGAGTTTGCTTTACCATACGCCTTCTTCTCGCCCATTTTGCCATGTACACGCGGGTCACGATAAGCATCACCAAGCGTTACTTCATAGCCTAGATGTTCAGCATGCAAAATTAAACTGGCCACTTTTCGAGCAAACAAAAACTGTGCCTTTCTTATTGTCACACTATCATCCGATTAGTCTGTGAATAGTCAATAGGTTTGCTGCCATAGCCGCCTATGACTGCGCTGTCACCTACTGCGCCTAATACCAAGTATTGCAATGACTCGGCTACGTGCGAAAATTTGCCTTTGTCTGGCATATCTTTAAACCTATCTTCGCCAGATACTTGCATACGCTTATACTTATATCCACCACCCATTGCTTTACGTAGCGTAGGTGCACCAGGTGTTATTACAAACGCAGGTTTACCAGTAAAATCTAATCGTTGAAGATAATCGGCCACTACTTCACGACGTATAATAAAATCGTTAGTGTGAGTAGGCGTAGCGCTAATACCTTGTGCTGACAATGCCAAGAATGGCGTCTCTTCATCAGTCTGTGCCCGTATGTCACCAGCTGGGTCACCATAGATTTCAAACGTATGGCCTTTATACTCTAAGTCTAGTTTTTGCTTTAGTATCTTACCAAAGTTAACAGCACCCATATCGAACGTAACTAGCTCATCAAACACAATGAGTCTACCAGACGCTGTGAATTGGCCAATAGTTGCTGCAGGTGTCAGACCAAAGTCAATACCAACGTAAATCGGTTTCTCTCTTATTGGCACATACTGTTCGTTAGTATGGTGCAAGTCATCATTATACTCGCCGTACACTGGTTTACCATCTGTAATAAACCCATACTTACCGTGTATGTACACGTTAATCCATTCTTGAGTCTTACCGGCACGCATGTTTTGATAATAATTACGCGGTAGATTCTTAGTATTTTCAGCTTCAGCAGACTCACCAGAAGGTTGCTTAAAAAACTTATGGTTCTGTGGCAAATCTTCTTCAAACAGTCTATACCACCAATGGTCTGAGTCAGGTGGGTTAGTGTCAAGTATAACGCCAAAGAACGTCGGTTCTACACCTAGCACTGGCGGTGGATAACGACCGACACGGCCTTGTACCATGTCAAACACGGCTTTAGAAATCTCTCTTGCCTCGTTAATCCAAGCGGCAGTAATCTCTAATGACAGTAGCTTTTTAATGTCGTCTGGCTTGTCAAGAGCACGAAACAAAAATTCCGTCTCTATTGCAGTGCCGTCTGGCAAAGCCTGCTTTAAATTAAAGGCCATATTTAGTGATGACCAATGACCAGATTCTTGCTGCACCCAAGTGAAGAACGTTGCAACAGTAGTGTCTAGCAGCTCACGATACGTATTGCGAATTATGGCAAATTTTGATCTACGAATTCCTTTGCTGTCCTGTTCTTGGTCCATTGCTATCATTAGCAAGTCTAGTACGCAAGTAACTGACTTGCCTGAACCTATAGGGCCCATGATTGCACGCACAAAACCAGTATCAACGTCACGAGCCTCGTGAAATTGCTTACCTGTTTTTGATGGTGTGTAAATCATGTCTGACATTTGCCACTTAACTATATTAAGGTATATGTGTGATTATATCATGTTAAGTTATAAATGTCAATAGGTACAGTTAAATTTTTTTCAAAAATGGCAAAAAAAAAAAATTTCAAAAATGGCAAAAAATTTTTTCAAAAATGGCAAAAAATTTTTTCAAAAATGCGATTTTATGCTTGGGAGAGAGCGTTGACATTTCCAGACGCGAATCACCCCCCCCGACCAAGGCGTAAAAAGTACAAGGTGAGAACATTGGTCTTGTTTTGTTCTTGTTTTGTTCTTATAACTTGAATAAATGAGAAGTACTTCTCATTTTTTGATAAAAAGATTGACAAACGAAATCAGCGTGATATTATTAAGCCATGCTTCGGCATAAACCAAATCAATCTAATCAATTAGGAGTTATATCATGAACGCATCTAACGCTAAACCAAGTGAAGCTCACGCCAATCCTGAAATTTTGAAAGCCAAAGCTGATGCAGCCAATCAGAAGCGCGCCCAACGGAAGCGTGAGCAGGCCTGGAAGGAGGCTGAAGAGCAAAAGGCTGAGCAAGCCAAAGCTGAAGAGCAAGCCAAAGCTGAAGAGCAAAAGGCTGAGCAAGCCAAAGCTGAAGAGCAAAAGGCTGAGCAAGCCAAAGCTGAAAAGCCAAAATCCAGAAAATTCGGCAAGGTAATAAGGGTGATGGCCGATGGTAAAGCGTATGCCACCTTGACCGAATTCGTCTTAACCTTACCAAACTGTGGTAAGGTAGATGGCAAGCACTCAGCCTACGCCATATCGGTATGGAATAAACTCAACGCCAAGCTGAAAAAGCAAGGCTGGGTCGAGGTCAATGGAGTTATACTGACAGCAATCTAAATACCACGGCCAAGGATGGCCACTTAGCCAGACTTAGTACTCGGCTCCATCTGAATGATGAGAGTCGAGTGCTTATTATCCTTCTCACTGACTTCGAGCGACCTTAAGTCAGGCATAACTTTCTTCAGTACCATATTCAGTGTGTTCGCCTTGAATACCAGACGTGGAATTTCCTCAACTGGCGTCCTATCTGCCTCTTGAACCAGACTTAGCATTTGCTTAAT